TGGTCGCACATACAACCATTCCTCGGAATTGATCGTAATCAGCTTCATCAGTTCGTTCGAGTTTATACAACAGTCGTGTTAGTGACATTCTATTCCTTGTTGACATAAACCCCTCCCGAGGGAGAGGTCATGAATTAATCGTACTTGCGAACAGTTCGACGGAAGAAAGCTTTCAGATATTCATCATCAGGCTTTTCTATAGCAGGAGCTTGCAGCTTGTTGAATGCCTGTAGCTTTTCCCAAATGAAGTTATCCAATCCAGAAATACGTGGACCTACACGTGTTTCATCCCCGGACATCTTCAGGGCCATCAATTCATCAAGTGCAGCTTGGAGCGCTGGTTCAGGCGAATAGTCCGCTACCAGTTTCTCATATTCGGTTGGAGGCATCGTTCCATACTTCAGTACCCATTCCGCTGCAAACAACGGACGGAGGGCGTAAAAGTATTTCTTGTAGATCACATCATCATGATCCCAGATAAACCGTTTCCATGTGCCTCCAGCAAGGTTCAGGTAATGGTTGAATGCTGCATCTGGGTTGAACTGCTTCAAAGCGAACTTTTCCAGTTCATTGCGTTCAGGTCGGAACATGTATACCAACGGAGAGCCCAACCATTCCAACAGTGCTGGATTGGACTTGCGCAACAGGCCCAAGGTTTTACCCAAGGACCATCCACTGATATCAAGATCAAACTCAGGGATCTGAGAGTCAATCACGTTTCGTTGTTTGTCAATATCGAGGTGCCAATCAATCTTCGGCACGTAAACAAAGCGTACATCGAAATCACTGTTATTAGAAGCAAAGCCCCAAGCACGGCTGCCTGACTCACAAGCGTATAAGACAGTTACATTGTAGTCTGTCTCGATACGACGGAGTTCTTTAACCACACGTGCAACGATTTCTTTTGGCAAAGGATGCAGCGTTTCAAAATCCATTAATAGAAGTCCGAAATCAAACGGGAGTTATTCGCATCGATCAAGAAGATCCCCAAGGATTCCATGATGAGATAGAACACACCCATGGTGTTAGAGATAATGGTTCGCACATCAGCTACACGGGTAATCGTTTCCGGTACACCCATGTTTTCAACTACAGAAGCAGGAACGTTAACAGAAGTCAAACCAGTCTTCTGATTTGCCAGAGCCCATTCTTTCAAACGCATACCCAGACGCTTGTCTTCAATCGAATCGAACCACTCATTCATCTTCGTGCGGTTAGACGCAGTCAAAGAGATTTTGTAGAACGAATACGGTGGTGCAGGAATCTCACCATACGAAGGACCAAACACATCTTTCCAGAACAGATACTTCTTGTACGTGTCGTTGTCTTCTTCAGACTTGTACGCATTGGATTGCTTGCACTGACCAGTAGTCAGATACTCCGCCTTACCAGTACGAACCGATACGTAAATACTCCGCTCCATGTCGGCAATGTCTTTCAGAATCGATGGCAAGTCAATTGGCTGCTCAGCTTTAACGCTGTCGATGATGTGACTCATCAGTTTCTTAGCGGCCTTGTTAACAAACGGTTGAACCTTAGAATCTCGTAGACCTACCCCTTTAACTTCCATCCGTGCTTGTTCGAACATGATACCTTCTACCGCATCTTGCGACGCAAAGTAGTGCTTCGACCGAGTTGTCAATGACAACACAGCAAAGTAGTATTCGTTCTTCATTGCCAACAGACGAAGCTTGTCTTCACCCACACCCATATTGGCCGATTGAATCGCCAGGATGTGCATTACAACTTCAGATACCAAGAATACCAAACCGAATACCAAACGCTTAGCTTCTGGCGTAAAGCAGATTCGACCGTGGAACTCTTCAACCCAGAACTGCATGGTGAACATGGTAGAGTCGGTGTCGGAGATTACAGCTGCACGACGATACGAGTCTTTAAAAGCATGAATCGAATGCGGAATGCATCTGGTCAGGTACAACGCGTTGATAAGATCACGATGATAGTCCAGACCGTCTACAACACCTTTACAGGTAGAGTGCAGCAGATCGAAGACCTCAGGGTTCTCTTTCTCCAAACGTTCATCAGAACGACCCCGTACTTGTTCAAAGCACAGGAACTTGACTAGCAGCTTCAAGTCACCGTCACGAATACTGTCGTACTCACCTTTGGTCATTGTGTTCTGATTATCACCAACCTGCGAAATCGATTCTAGGAACCGGCGAGTTGGGATAGGGTTATGCTTGTTCAGGTGATACAGATCCCCGACGTACATAACTGCAGCTCGTTGCAACGGAGTCATACCCAAAGCCATCTGACGAATGTGCTGTGTATAGACTCGGTTCTGCCAATAGTTCTTCGTGGAATAAAGAACCATATCCACTACGTCTTCCGCAGATGGATAAACCAACCCATATTTGTCAACGGCCTTCTGGAGTTTATCCATATCGGTTAAGTTGATTATAGAAACCAAATTCGCTTTGGTAACTTCTGGGTTGTAATAATGACGGTTGCCCATCAAGAACTTCTCGTTGTTTGCGTTTGCATACGACGTCGCTGTACGGCAGGTCGAAGTCAACGAAGAGTGTGTAGACTTGTAATACAAAATGGTGGCGGCACTAACCGTAGCTCCTGAGTAGGAGTTATTGTTAATTTTGAAGTTCTCTTGCTCACCCTTACGGACTTGTGCAAGTTCAAAGTCACCAGCCATCTCAGCATCCATCTGCTGACCTTTAACCTTCTTACGGTTTGCAACACCTTCTTTAATATAGATGGCGTGAGTCGATTGACGAACCGATTCTGGTAGGTATGCTGTCAGAGATGGAGACAACAGCAAGTTTTGTTTTTCAACCCGTTTCAGGAATCCCATGAATGTGGTTGTTTTCTTCGACCGGTCACCGTTCATGTTTTTGTCAAGAACAAATGTCTTCGGATCGATTAATGGGAACTGGCCGGTTGTACGGAATTGTTCCCGTACCCATTCTGCACACTGTCCGTATGCAGATTGAGTCATGAGTTGCAAGTACCTTGCGTTGTCAGCAATAGCGCCTTCAATGATATCCAAGTCACGAGCATAGTCGGATGTTGGCAGCATAAAAGGGTTTGGTAATTCGGGGAGTGCCATCAATACACCTCTGTAGGCGTTGACGGAACCTCAGGAAAAAATAGTGCTACCGAAGCAGCACTTCAAGAGTATCACATCAACAAACATTCACAGAGTGTTGGGTTGATGAGTATTATTCTATCGTTCCCATACCGCCGAAATCTTTTTCTTGTACAGGTCAGTCAAACCCAACGCAATGACACGCTTCACATCCAGCACAGCAAGCTCGTATGGATTGTCTAACCAGAACTGGCATAGCTGCTCCCGATCTTCTTTGTAGTGCGGTGACGCAGGTGCCGCAACGTACATCTTGCCGCCGATGCTGATATGAATGGCACGTTCACCTTCGGTATTAATGTGCCAATCGATTACCAAACCTTCTAAACGAGAAGGCAGACGACCAGTGTGATGGTAGATGAACTCAGCCAACTCATTGGTAGTGAATTTGGTATCCTGCAACGATACTACTACGGATTTTGCTTCCATTGTTACTTGCTACCTCTGCGTTTGCGTTTCTTGGGCATGTGGCTTTCCAGAGCACGCATGATGGTTGCGGCCATGGCTTGTTTCTTTTCTAATGCTATCTCGGCTTTGGACTTACGCCGGTATGGCAGCATGAAGGGTGGAATCATTATCAAGTAACATCTCCTCGTATAAATGTTTCAGACCCATCTTGATGTCTGACTTTGCCAAGTGGTGGAGGTCATCGTTACCGAAACGTTCATCGATCCAAGCCCAGTCTTGTGGGTGAGCTTGGTTCGTAACCTCACTATAGTGTGCAAACTGTTCTTCACCGATCCGGTAAACTACAGCACGAGTTGCCTCATTGTTGATACACCAGATCAGCTTAGGGGCACCATCAACAATGGGTTTCTTTAGTTTGAATTCTAGAATCTGTTTGAGTTTAGCGTAAGTACATTTCGCATCAAACAGATCAACTTCGATTACGTGTTCACGTAGCAGCATTTCATAACTCCGGCATAAAGCCTACCCGAAGGTAGGCCAATGTTTATTCCCATGTCTGGGCATCAGGTGTTTCATTGATTGCAGACATTGCTTCCAGGATACGGCGACGGCGACGATCATCTAGGTTCTGGAATACCAGCCCTAGGGTCTTGCCATCCGATGAAACAACCGTACCCGGACGAATCCATGGCACACCCACGAACGTTGACTGGCCGCCATCAAAAGTGATGTAAGCGTAGTTGTATTGTCGAGGGTCATTCGGTACCGATACACCAGCACCTGTTAATACGGGGTAAACGTTTTGGTGTGCAGCATCCAGATCGAAACCTAGTTGACGAGCAACCATTGGGGTAACGATACCTTCCAGTGTTACATCTTTAAATTCATTAGCCAGATAAGCGGTAGGGTAAACTTCGAAGCTTACCCGAGTGCCTTCGGCAATGTCAGTGATTTGTGCCATTGATGAAGTCCTATGATTGTTTTCTCATAGGTTTGTTCTGTATTACGAAACCAACTGTTCCAGCCAGGTTCATTGGAATGATTGCGATGACGTCGTATTGAGGAAACATTGCGTTGAACTCTTGATAGATCGCGAACGTATCTAGCATGTCCTGATTGAGTTCTTCGTCAGGGGACTCTAAAATAGTCTCCATGAACAATTCGTCACAGAAGAGATCCATCACTAGCTTCTGGAACTTATTCACCAGTGCCCTGCGCAATGGCACGTCACCTTCGACCCAGGAATCTCTCTCTGGGTCATGCATCGATTCTTGCAGGAAGCGTTCAGCAAACTTCATACCCGCTTTGGATTCTAGTACGGAGTATGTCAGTTGAGGTTCAGGATGTTTCATTGTGGGTCCTTAAATACGATGGCTACCCCCGTTTGAGTGGGAAGTGTATCGACATGTTCTATTGGTTTGAATTGTGAGAAATAGGTGATTGCCTGATTGTAATACTCGTAACACGCTTTTTCAATCTGTCCTAGTATTTCATTGGATAGGTTGTGAGTATGACTCTTCAGATAATAATCCATCGCATAACCAATTTCGTCAGTAAGCGATACGTAGTCGTCGTGCGTCTCATCAGACATGATGATGTTTTGAATGGCTGTGGATATCATCCAGTGGCTAATGCCAATGCCAGCCAACTCTAAGCCTGGAATGTTTATATAGCCAAACACACGGCAGTCGTATGTGTGGACACTAAACATCACAACCCCTCAGCTGATTCCGCATCAACCTGGTCGTACGTGATACCGGATAGTACATACATCCCCGTCTTGTTGTCGTCCACTCGGAACATGTGAATTTGGTCAACGTCTTGGTGATGTGCATTTAGATCTCGAATCCCTGGCAGTAGTTGTCGACCCAATTCGCCACAGGCCATTGCCCACTGACTATTGAGGAACATCATCATGCGTTTGTCGGGATACGGGTTCTCTTCTGTAACGGGTGGGTTCAGTAAATGGGCGACTGCTTTAAAGCGATCTTCCAGATAGAACTCAAACGAACAGTTGTCCTGTTGGATTGGTTTGGGTAAAGCAAACGCTAGGTATTCATTCAAGCATTCGTAGATGATCGTACGAATAGCATCCTCTTCCATCGGATACTGAGTGTTGTTCGAAGTACCCTCGATGATACTAACCATCTTGTCGATTGGTACACGTACAGTCGAGAATGAAACCATGACGGCAACGTTCTCACCCAACTGTTGGTTAGGTATTACTGGGAGTTGATCCCCGATCATGAGCTGTGGAAAATTGTTCATGTGGCACCTGTTGGATTTTTCATACTCTGTTTAGCACTGAGTACTTTCTTGCTGGGACGGAGGAACTGTTCGATAGTCACAGACGTCACGGCCTCCGGCATTCCCAAATCCTTTTCGATGGGGTTAAAGGTTATCAACATGTACATGTATTGCCCATGCATGTTAACAGGGAAGATCTCGGTTACGGTTTTTGGTAGCTTTCCCCACAACGCTATTGCTAGCTTCAAGAACTCTCTTTCATATTCCAAGGCTGGCTTGCTGTAAGAAGTCAAACGTGGTACATGATGGAGCGATAGGATTTCTCCAGTCTCTCGGTAATAGGTATTAGCTTCCAATATCCATTCGAACACCGTGTCCATAAACCCACCTGGGCCTATTTCGTTATGATCGGACTTCCCGAATATACGGGCATGGAGTTTCCGCAACTTTGTATATCCTGGAAACCAGGACTGTTTATCAAATCGATAGATGGTTGTATATTGCACAGCACAGGCTCCGAGGTTTCCCGGTAGATGATATTGACCCAATCGGCATCTTCAAATGCTTCAATAAGTTTTAGGTCAGTACCAATAATGAGTGGCGAACACTTTAGACAGATCAGCCGAATGAACTGAACCATCTTTTCATAGAACACCGTTTCTTCTGGATCAATTCCCATATAGCCCAAGCCCATGAAAATCATCTCTCGGAACTCGACTATGTTGTGCACGTTACGCTGAACGATAGCATTACCGATCAGGTGTGTAAGCTTATCACGCTCTTCGCCAAACTCCATCATGATGTCTAAGTAATACGGCGTGTTGTAACCGAAGAACTCACCAAACGGAATCATAGCGACTGCATTAGTAAAGGGTACTACATATTGCTGCATGACCACCTCGCGGCATAAAGCCCCGAAGCGGGGCCTTATAGATTTTCTAGCATGTATTTCTCAGCACGGACACGATCTGCTTCGGGTAAGTAATCACCACGCATCAGTTGCTTAGCAAGTTCTGCATCCGAATCAATTTCCACCACAGCTTCTTTATGCTCTCGGATTACCAAGCAGCATGTAGTGCTTACGAAGTTGAAATCGTATTTAACGCCTGGAATGATGTTCTGACTGAATGTCGGTACATTGAATGCATGAAGCACTTTCTGTACATAACCATCAAGCCATTTAGTCAAGTCCGGTACACCGAACGCAGCTGCCATCTCATAGTCGATACCTTCTTGGCGAGTATCAACCCGGTGAAGCTGGGGGAACATGTTCATTACCGATTCCAGCAGCATCGCCGAGATCTGAGATTCAGGATACGGACCGTAGTTCTTTTCAAACTCTTTATGGAGCTCTTCACGAACACGGCTCAGGTCCAATGTGATATACGATTCTTCCTGGGCATCTTGCAACAGTTCCCAATGGAGGAT